AGCCAATAGTCACAAGGTTTTTCCCACATTCTCCACATTTCAAAAGTCCAGTATACTTATAAATTACTTTACTTTTAGCCCTTACCCCGTTCTCTACCCTTTTAATAAACATGGCATTGACAGCTTCGAATTCAGTTTTATCTATAATAGCTTCTATGAGTCCTTCATGCACAATTTGCTCTTCAGGCGCAACCCTTATAATTTTCTTGCCATTAATTTTATTTCTTTTGGTTGTCCCTCTGCGAACCGTCCCTATATACACATCATCCTTCAAAATCCTTTTGACTGTATCGCTATACCAAAGATGTTTAAAATCCCACTCCTTTTTCCATCCATATCCATACAAATTCTTTTTCCTTATAGCTGGTGTTTCTACATGATGCTCATTCATATATTTGGCGATTTTTTGAAGCCCATTTCCTTCGGCATATAGGCGAAAAAGAAGCCGCACTGTTTCAGCGGCTTCTTCATCAATGACGCATTTAGTTCTATCGGCAGGGTCTTTCATATATCCGAAATGAGAGACATTAACCTCTCCGTTTTTCTGTTTAGTCCTCAGGGCATCTTTTGTTTTCAGGCTGATATCTTTGACATAAAGTTCATTATACCACGTCTGGAGTCCTCTAAAGTTTTCATCATTGTTTCCACTTGTGAAAAGGATTTTAACTCCTTTTCCCTCAACCTCTTCCATGAATAGAAGTGTGTGGGCATTATGTCTTCCAATTCTGGATAGGTCTTTAACTACCAGAACATCAAGCTCACCGCTGTCTACTAGTTCAATAATATTTATAATTCCTGGCCTGTCGTATGAATATCCGCTGATGTCGTTGTCCTCAATAATATCAATCAGTTCAACTCCCTTATCTTTAGCGAAACCCCTAATTGTATCCATTTGGCTTGAAATGCTTTCTTTGCTGCCATCTTCATCCCTTGAGATTCTTGCATATCCATAAGCTCCCATTTTCTATCCTCCAAATTTCATTACTCATCGACCTTCATGTTACATCAATGGCACTGTGATGATAGATCGTTCCCCCCCTACTAAGCAAGCAATTTCCGGCTCTTTAAGCGATTATTAATCACTTGTTCCAGTGCTTTTTCCCAGGTGATCGTTCCTTTGAATTTATGTGTAACCGAGTTTATATTCGGATGGTTTTGATATTCAATCTTTCTCTCTTCAAGATTTGTTTCTTCCATATTTCCTCCTCAAAAAATAAGGGCTCACCTTCTGGCAAGCCCAATTTATTATCTATATCTTCTAGAATAAACTCTTTAGTTGTACTATGAATTCTTTAAATACTGTCTCATCATCCGACAGCGTTGCTTTCAGAACTATATATTTATTGACATAAGTACTACTGCTATTGCCTTTAATAGTAACGCTATTTCCTGTACTTGTTGTAATGGTGGCATAGGCAGCAGTCGTTGTCCCATCTTGATTTCTTACGCTCCATACAACAGATTTATCAAATACCTCTGTTCCGTTATCATATATATGGGCAACATAGGATTGGCTCTGTCCAAGCTTGACAGTGGCACTTCCAGTTATGGAAATTGTGTAACTATGTGAAAACGTTTCAATAGTCGTTATAGTAATTGAATCTAAAATTGCATCATGATATGTGAGCTTCGCAGTTATTATTGCTTGACCAAGAGCAATTCCCATAACTTTACCTGAATTATCTACGCTTATGGTGTTGGAGTCACTGCTGGTAAATGTCACTATAGGATTCGTTACAGCAATTCCATTATCAGTTGCAGATAAATTTAATTGAATGATATCGTTCAAAAGCACATTGACTGCATCCCCGTTACTCAACGTCAATGTATAGGTATGCCCTGTTTCATATCTCCATCTATCTACAATATTGTTCTCAACATCATCGTATTGTGTACTTATTAAATCCAAGGCACAATTTAACTTGATAAGACCTTCTTGGGACTTGTCAATGCCAGTTACTTTAAATGGCTGGTTAGTTACATAGAACCTTTGGTCTATGGCAATAGTTCTAGTATCGGAATTAGACTGCACAGTTACATAAATATTCCCTGAAGCGACTGATATATAAGTCCCTGTGGTAATATCAAACACTTTACTCTCTTCAATACAATCAAACCATTTGATGTTGCCAGACCAGTTAAAGGCTATCCTATAACTGCTTTTTCTCATCCTTGCCCTATATGAATTTTCCTCCTTGTCGATCTGGCTGATTATGATATATTCCAAATTATTGTATTCTATAATATCACCCGTTTTGATTTGACACTTGCACCGGATAAGTTTGTCATCATAATAGGTCAATTTATCAACTACATCAATCATCAAAGCAACCTGCTCTGTTTCATTAACCTTGATGCTTTCTCCCTTTTCATAGAGAAAAAAATCAATCATTCCATCAATGTCCTGCAAATCACAACACCTGCCTTTTCAACTTGTACAGGCTAACTTCTAAGTAATCATCCCATTTTTTTATCTCCATCACCTTGTATTTTATATTTTCAAATTCAACATAGTTCTCTTCGGTTATTGAGTCGTCGATATCACAAAATAATCTGCTGGTTATATCAATTTGAAAACCGTCTTCAAAGGCAATGCTTTTCGAGAACGGCTGAATGTCGGCATCGATGGATTTTATGTATGAGTTCGAGTCAGGGGCTTCATATACTTTTATCAGGGTATCCTTAAACATCCTCAACACCCGACCTTGATCTTGGGAAGCGGTAACGCTAATTTAATAAATTCAGGAATACCCCCTCCTTCAAACGTAACGCTTCGTTCTCCCTGTACCTGTTGTTTATAACCCAAGCTGTCTCTATTTTTATAGAAGTAAACTGCCAAATCTGCTATGGTGTCATCCTGCTCTGGGAGGAATTCCGTCACATTGCAGTATGCAAGAGCAGTCTTTAATGCTTGGTTGATAAAATGATTAAGAATTCCATCCTTAGATGTATCGCTTGCTTCAATGCCAAGTAGCATCTTCACGATTTCCAGCATTGGCTAATCCTCCGTTTCTGATTCTGTTTCTGTTTTATGTTCTTTATCCCAGAGTATTAAGGCTTTGATCAGATCTTCTTTTTTCAAGCCAATGCCATTAAAGCCTTTATCTCTTGCAATATCAGTCATTCCCTTATAGACCATTGAATCATAAATGCTAGGCTCTCTTTTATCTTCCACTATGGTGTATCCATTTTCCTGAAACCAAGCAAGAAGATGAGGGAGATTACTCTCCCCCACCCCATTAACAAAGTTTACACTAGCAGATATACCATTATATTGTTTATTATTGCTGTATATCTTCGCCATTGTCTTACCTCCATTTAAACCACTTTAATGTTTCTCATGACTCCTGAACTCTTTGTTGCTTTGAGAGCCACAGCAGCAACCATCTCGATTTCACCACTCTTTACGGCTCCCGATGTTGCAAAGTCGGGCAACCAAATTTTAACTAAATCTTGATTTGCTAAAGATACAGCATGAAAACCATCTAATGCTAACCTAGCAGCATAAAGATCCGTCAAGCCAGTGACTATATCTGTGCCATTTGGTTTTCTGGTATCCACTATGGAAATGACAGGATCATTGCTTCCTACCTTGGCACCAAGATCAACAAGAACAATTCCATCATAAGCATCGACTTTCTTTCCAAAAGCATCTTCACTTTGGGTGAGATATCCTGCTCTTCGAGCGACTGATTTTATTTTGGTTATAAGCTTGGAATTCCCCCCAAGAAAGGTTGGCACACCATCTAGATTGGACAAGAATTCATCGAGCAAGTCCAGAAACTCTTTGTAATTTGTGTCTACTGCTGAAGATGTAGAAAGATCAGTATATGCTGCTGCATTGAATTCTGTGCTTGAACCAGTGATCGCTTTATTTAAACCGTCAAAGGAATTAGCATCCACAGCGGAATCTCCATTAATAATGGTGTCATGAAATAATGCTCTTGCTGCCTTTACTTTTTGTTGTACTTGGAGATTTACCTCGTCTACTAAACCACCTGTATTTGCGATGATTCTGTCAATCTGGAATGAACCACCGAAAGGTTTAAGTTCAACCGTATATCGATCCTTGGTCACATCTTGTGGTAAATATTCACTGTTGATTGCTCTGAATGCAGCAGTCGGTTGAGTGATCAATCTTGTGTAACCATAAGTTAAAGTTGCTCCATTTGTCCCAGGGCTAACAGCATCATCAAATGTAAGATTGTCTAAGATAAAAGAACTCTTTCTGAATTCATCGATTACCCCCGCTTGAATGGCATCCTGTGTGTTTAGTTTTGCTTGTGCTAATGTAATCATTAATAATCAATCCCCTTTCAATTTTAACCCTTATTTTTTTCGGAATAATAGTTCTTTAAAGCGTCATTAAGATTTTGTGGCTGGTTATTCTGACCGCCATTATTGGGTGGAGTATAGCCATTACTTTTAAGTCTTTCTTCCACAGCCGATTGAACTGAAGTCCCAAAGATCTCTTCGAACCTACCAATATTGGCAACAGTGTCCTCTTCATTATCTGAAATGAACAAATCTACGATCTTGTTAATAGGGAGCTTTTTATCGGCAGCAATCGTAAGAGCTTTGTTCTTGAATACTTCCCTCTGTTTCTCAAGCTCCATTGTTTCTATTTTGGCATTGAGTTCCCTAAGTTGTTTCTTTTCATCTGTTTCCTCTGGATATAGCTCATGAATCTTCTTGTCGATTTCCTTTTGCAGATTATTGGCTTTCCAAGTATCCAAACCTTTGTTGAGATGCTTATCTCGTTCACTGTCCAGCCACCTCTTACCATCCTCATTTTGTGTGAAGAAATCCTGCACCCCTTCAACGCTTACTAACCCCTGAAGATATGCCTTGACCTCATCATTACCTTTGTTTTCTTCCATGAACTTTCTTACTTCTTCCAATGTCATAACTATATTCCCCTTTCAAATTTCCCTTCTGACTCAATTGAACCAGAAACGCTTTATCTTTTAAGCAGTTTAACGTCATACCCAGGACAACTATTATCTCCTTTGATATATGGGACAAAGAACTTCTAAGCATCTGAAGGACTGTTTACATTCCTGACTGCACCTTGCACATTTTTTGTGATACTCAATTTCTCCCTTTGCATTAATCCAAAAGCCTAGATCCTCCTTCTCAACTTTGCTTAATCTTGCCACTAAACATCCACCTCCAATCCCCTCTCAAAACGGGCAAATTAAATTTAATACAAAATGCCACAAATCAGCCCATAGCAACAGGTTCATGGCATTTTATCAATATAGGAAATCGCTTTTATTACTCGTTTTAGGCACTAAAAAAAAGTAGTGGTATATTTCCCCTACTCCATACATCTGAAGGCTTACAGCGCGTATTTAGACTACAATTTGAGTCTGGCTTGCAGAGCTTGCTTCACTAGATTGGGATACCTTCCTTAGTTGTTCTGCATCATATTTTTGAAGCTCTACTTTTGGATTTTCAACAAACGGCAATAGAGTGAGCAAGGTTTCCTGAGAACAGATATCCTTAATTTTTACAATTACGTCCGCAAGTCCCACCATGTCTGTCGGAAGATTCCTTGTAAACTTTACAGCAACATCCCTGTAGTCGTAGAATTGGCCTTCCTTTTTCACCAGATACACAAATAGATTTTTCAGCCTTTGCTTGATCACTTTTTCCATAAAAGCTTCTCGCATAGCCACTCGATTCTCAAGATTGAGGAGTTTATTGCGAAGTGCCAAAGAAGAAGTGTTGCTGGCCCAACTCTCATTAAAATTGACTTCATCCGTCAGGTCATATATTTTTCGCTCAATGTTATCCAATTCATTTTTTACAAACGAGTCATTGATCTCCTTTGTGAGCCAGGATACTTTGCCCCCTGAAGGCACTTGAATAATCCCCATGGATTTCATCTTGAGCAAATCTTCTTCCTCGATCTTGGCATTTTCGATCACAAGGTAAGCATTGCGATGATCAGCGATTTCATTGACCAAGTCTGAATTCAAACTGTTGTAGGCATCAATTAATGAAATGACATCCTGAAAACCACTTATCCTTTCATGATTAGCGGGACATACACTAACAGGTACTCTGCCAAAAATATGTTCATGGCTGCCGATGAGATTAAGAGATGATTTATTGCTGTTACTGCCCAATTCATAATGCAGGATCTCGTTGGCGGTATAAACATCAAGATATTTCGTTGTATCAAATTTCTTGGTGAAGGTATGTAATGCTAGAACCACATTTCTTTCAGCAGATCCATCCTCCAGAACATAAGCATTCAAAGGGGTTAGTATTGTTGCTGAAAACTCACCATCAGTATTCACATAGTTGAGTTCATAGGCTTCCCCATAGATTTCCGATTGCTTTCTCAGATTGATATTATGTTCTTTATCCCAGTGGCTCGTGTTTATGTCAATGGCATTTATGATTGTTGACTCATCGGACTTAGAAATATAATTGACTGGCTTGCCGAGAATATATCCTGTTTCATTATCCACGAACTTTCGAGGAAAGTTGAACACCAGTCTCATATTGCTCCGGCTGTCCTGCATCTGGTAGCTTTTCAGGATTGAATGGTTGCCTTCGTAGTAATCCTTATATTTTTGCTTTGCCAGAGCATTTTTGTTAAGTTCATTTAGGCATTCCATTATTAAGTTTTCGTTTGTGTTCATTATTTCAGCTCCTTTCTAAAATGGGCATAAAAAAGCCCGTACCATTTTGGTACAGGCTAGAATCAAGCTGTAAGCTATTTGAACTGTTTTTCTAAATAGTTTTCTTTCCAATAATTATAGTATTCGTTTGTCCATTTACTCCCATCATAGTATTCAACTTCTTTGACGCAAGCGATAAATTTACTCGCATCCATTGTTTTACTATACCCCCCAGTTAGCTCCCATCCACTATCCGATCCAAAAGTATTACTAGGCTGAATATTTCCCTCAGCATTGCCCTCTTTTAAGAAATTAGGAGAAAGCCAACCAGTCTTCACGGGATATCCATTTTTATCAAAGCCCATCCAACCCACTTCATACTTTTTCACGACTTTATTTGTATTATTCTTAACAGTTATGGAGATATAATAATCATCTATCCAGTCTTTATTTGTTGTGATATTCGTAACTGATACTTCTTGGTTTTTTACCAACTCATCCATTTTCTGTTTTCTTTCTGCTACTAATTTCTCATCTTGTAACTTTTGGTAAGCTGTTTTTTTGGCGGTTATATCCGCATCATCTGGAAGAATAGTTAATGTTTCAGATAATACCCCTAGTGCTTTTTCATAATCTTTGGCAACTGCGCTTTCTTCAGCATTTTTCAGTGCTTGTTCTTTATACTGTTTCACATTATTTGTTATCTGCTCTTTTGCCTTTTCATAATTTTTATCTTCTGGTATGACCTTCTTATATTCTTTAATGGCATTTACAAGATCTTTGTTCTTTAAAAATGCCTCAGCTTTAGGAAAAGCAATTCTTGAATTATTAAGGTTATTGATTTGCTCCATAGCAGTATTTACATCACTTGAAACGAGTTGAGTACTCTTTATAGTTTCGAGGCCACTTTTTGCTTTGTCATAATCAATTTTTTCATTGACGAATGATTTCTCTAGATTTGCGATGTCATCTTTAAGGAAAGAATTAACACTATTCACTTTATCAGTATTTCCTCTGATCTTTTCATCATAAATCTTGTTTGCCTCTACATATTTATTACTCTTAATATCCCTTTTGAAGGCTGATACTGGACTGTTGAAATAGGCAATCCCAACAATAGCACAAATTATTACCAGAACTGAAGATAGAGCAACTGTGATCCTTTTGCGAGTAAATAGTTTTGATTTCCTCTTGCTTTCAACTTCACCAGATAAGTTCAAACTACATTTGTTACAAAATACACTATCCTCTGGATTTTCAGCCCCACACTTAGAACATATCAATCTTGAACTCTCCCCTCATCATTTTCAATCTAGCTATATTGTACGACACAGTTTAGACAAAACTTTGTTAACAAACAAGTCCTCAAACTAAAACAGCAAGCTCCTATCATAAAACCTGATGCTCTTTACCCCTTGAACCAATTGAACAGCTCCGTAAAGACTATCAGGGGCATCATCATGTTTTGCACCTTTGTTGTAATCCTTCACTTGGTTATTATACCTTATATTGGCAGAGCTGAATAGGATATGACCCTTCTTAACTTCCGGTTCAAGGGATATAATCCGCTCATGTTTCTGGCCCCTACTTATAACTTCATCGACAGGAGTGAATATCTTGTTCTTCCAGAGTTCTTCTTCAAACTTCTGCTTGATATAGCTCTGAGCTGCTGTCGTTTCGAATCCAATCTTCTCAACCGGATATTGCTGTATTTTTTCAATGGCTACCTGAAACAGATCATCGGGAAGCAATTTGTATATGCTGCCATCAACAACATACTTCTGTTTAGTTTTTCTATGAAGACCGAGAATTGTTATTGCTGAAAAGTCATTTCTTTTTCCGGCTTTAATAGCAGGATCAATGTACATCACGAGTTCCATTTCTTCAAATCCAGGAAGCCTGTCCCAATATTGAATATCTCGAAAGATATAATCATCTGTGCTGCGTGGATCATTCTGCATTTCCTTATAAAAGGATTTGTCTCCCATTGCTTGCTTCTTGCACATGAGATAATAGTAATCAAGGTACTCAGACCACAATATTTCTGTACCTTCCAGCATTTCCTCCTGATGGTCATAAAAAAAGGACTTGGCAGTATCAATTCTGCTCAAGTCCAGCAAATTATTATATTGTGCTTCCCAGTCACTCCATAAATCCTCTCGTTCAGCAAAGCATATGACTGCCGCTTTCTTTATACTTCTGACCCCAGGAATTTTCCCTTTCAGCATATCAGCCATAAGATCTTCCTCATGGAGGACAGTGCCCACAACCAGAATATTTGTATCCTTTGTTCCAATTGGAATTACTACATCGGTAAATGTATTTTTAACCTGCTCACGTTTGGTTTCACTTCTAGCTGTGTCATCCTTGAGAAGGTCATCTAGCAAAACGAGCTGTGGCCTATATTGCTTGAAGTGGATGCCTCTTAGTGAACCATCTATTCCACGAATCATTATGCAGGCATCGATACCTCCCTTACCTCTTACCCAAATTTCATTATTGTTCCAGCGGTTTCCCTTCTGAATACCGAAGTCCTCCATTAGCAACTGATTGTTCTCCAGCTCATCTTTAATCATATCAAGAAACGGGAGAGCGATCTGCTCTGTTGCCGATATTATCAAAGTGAACTGTGATTTATTATAAAGTGTAGAATACAGCGGAAATAGAAATGAGTTAATCGTGCTTTTGCCATGCTCCCTTGGCAATCCGAAAGCCTCAATCAACCCTTTATTATCCAGCATGTATTTTAGTTCCTCGAATAGCTCTATGTGGAATTCTCCGAATTTACGATCAAAGTATTTAGGAAAGTAACATAAGCTAAAAAATTCTAAATCCATCTCGCCAAGTAACTTGCGTAGCTCTGAAAAAGAAAACTCCCCGACAAGTTCTTCTATCTTTGCCGGGGAGAAGTATTTATTCAGATATTGCTTTAGCAGGAGGTTTTGGCG